GCAGGTGCAGAGTTAAAAGTAAGGGTAGTTCCTGCACTATTTAAGCTAAAAGCTGTAGTAGCTACTCCTGATAGAGTAACTGTAAGGTCACTTGTGGCTCTATAGCTAAAAGGTATAGAATAAGATGTTGTACTGTTATCGCCTGTATAACGTACAAAACTATTTGCCATGTATGATTTTCCTTAATATTTGATTGGGTTTTACTAAAAGTGTAAGTTTAGTTGTTTGCTAGGGTTTTGAGTGTTTCTCTGTGTTTCTTCATTGAACGATACTTATTTTGAAGTAAGGCTTTCCTTCTTTGCTCAAATTCTGGAAACTCTCGCATCATCAATCTTTTAGCATTTCTATCTATTCTTTGAATAAAGCCAATAATAATTTGAGCTTGTTCGTCTTTGCCATTTATAGTTCCGTCAGGGTATCTATATATTTGGCTCTTTTTATCTAAAATCATCTTCTCTACATATTCTGCTAATGTATATTTTTTACCTGTATAAGTAGAGCTTGTTATAATAGCACCATTTGATGTAACTCTTGTTTCATCTTTTATCTCTAACATTCTGTCGTATGCTGTTTGATTTTTAGAATTTCTAATATCTTTTAATCGCATACCCATACTATCACCTTTTACTTTTATAGTAGCTTGTGGGTGATTATATTTAAAATCTCTTTCTCTAATAAATTTAGCTGTCTCTGTATTTTTAAAATTAGTCATAGCAAAAGGTGAAGACCATAAACCACTTTCACCACCTAATCCAAATAACCAACCATTTTTTCTATCTATTTTTTGTCCAAACATATTACGTCTAGGCATAACAGCAGTTTTACTGTCAAATGGGTTTAGCGTTTGTAATCTATCATTTAATGTATATAATTCTCTTTCCCATTCATCATTAACTCTATCTACATATCTTAAACCTCCTGATAAAGGAAAAGCCTTATAAGCAAATTGAGATAACACTTGTGACCCCATTCTATCTAATCTTCTTGAATGCATAGCTTCATCTGAACTAAAGAAATTTGCTAACTCAATAATGTTTTTTGTATAAAATTTAGAAGTTAAATTTCTTGTCATTGTTGCTACAACACCCATAACTAATTCTGTAGTATCTTGTTGTACAGCAGGGTCTATATCATCTGTATATTTTAAATGTTTATTCATTAACTCCACTAAATCTGCCGCAATAAAGAATGGCATCATAATAGGGTCTAATCTATTTAAAGAAATATATCTGCCATCATCAGTTTTATATGAGTATGGTTGTTCACCTGTGTTTTGTTCTTTGTCTCTTTGTTTTTTATAACTTCTATCTCCACCGCCTGTAATTTTACCAGACATAGCAAAACCAATAGCAGTTCCCCATAAAGCCCAACCCATTTGTATTCTAGCTTTTGCTTCAGCCGCCGCTTCTGGGTTAAGGTATTCTTTTTTTCTAAAAGGGTTTAGACCTCTAGCTATTTCACTTCTTAATTTTCCGTTTGGTAATCTTTTTTCAGCTAACATGTGTTGCATTTGAAATTGAAATCTACCTAGAAAAGGTAAATGCTGTGCTGACCATCTTAATAAGTTTGATGGTGTGTTGACAAAGTGAAGACCTAAAACTCTTAATGCTTTATGTTTTGTAGCTATTCTTAAAATTGAACCAGTAAGTTTGTCTTCTAGTTTTCCTGTGTCAGGGTCTATTTGACCTACGTTACCTGTGTAAGAACCTTCTTGTGCATCATATAAAGGTGAATTTAATCTAGCATTAACTGTTTTATCAATTTCTACTGCTGAACCATTTTCATTAATAAACTCTGCTTCTATTTCTTTTGCTCTTTCTTTATATTTATCTGCGTAAGTAATGTCCGTAAAATTCTTTTTATTTATTTGTATTTTAGTATCACTCATCACACTAAACTCAGGGTTTTCTTTTAATATTCTTGAGTTAATTAAAGATGTCATTCTTGCTTTAAACATCATAGATTTAAGAAATTCATCTCCTGCTGATAAAACTCTCATAGGTGCAGAAATAACTCTTCCTGTACCTCTAAATCCACCTGTAATAATTTTACCTAATGTACTACCATCAGCACCTACAGTTTTAGAAACAGCATCACCCCAAGCATCAAACAAATCTTGAAGTTGTCCTTGCCTCATTGTGCTATCGTGTTTCATTTGTCTACTATCAAGAATAGCTCTACCTTCTCTAAAAGATTTAGCGGCTCTTTTTAAAGCATGACCTAAAAATACATATTGATATAAATAAGTTTGAAGTGCCTCTCTCATAATAACTTTTGCTCTATCTGCATCTCTGAAATACATGTTAGCACCTCTTAATAATCTAGTTGCAGGTTTCCACTGAGTTTGTACTAGACCAGATACAATGTTAAGTATGTGTGTATCAGGTGAAGATAAAAGGTTATTGTTTACAAATTCTGTTGCCAAATCCCATCTGTCTACTTCTCTTGAATTTTGCAATGCTCTAATAATTTGGTCTCTATCTGCAAGTTTTCCTACAGCTTGTATAAATTCCCATTGTTGTTCAGCAGTGCCTTTTGATAAATCCAACATTTTAGGGTCTTCAGGAGTAGCCATTAATTTAGTAACTCTTGTTCCGTCAGCATCAATGTTTCTAGCACTTAAAGCTCTTGCTATGTTAGTACCCATAATACTGTCTACATCTAATAGTTTTTCAGTTATTTTTCTTTCTTCTTGAAATTTAAGTATCAACTCCATCTTTTCTTCAGGTGTGTAGTGATATTTAGTATTTACACTCTCTGAACCGATTGCACCCATTATGTCGTGTCTAGTTTTAATTGCATCTTTTTGTGAACCCATTGTTACATAAAGTTTAACAAATTCATCACTGTATGCGGCGTTGTTAGCTCGTTCTTCTAATTTTTTAGGGTCAGCACCAAGTTCTTTCATCTCGGTTTTCATTTGTTCAAATGTAATTTTACCCTTGTTCAATCTTTCTGTAGTTTCTAAAATATTATATTTAATTAAACCTTCATAAGAAATGTCTTTACCTGTACTAGGGTGTTTAAATTTAGTTGCGTTGTTAGATAATAAAGGTGGTTTATCTACATTAGTAATTTCACCTTCATTTAATCTATTAATATATTCTTTTGTGGATTTGGGTGCAGGTTTGTTTTTCAAAGAGGGAGTGTTGTCGTCAGGCATTAACCTGTCAAATAATTTTGCACCTGATATGTTGCTTCGACCTTTGTCTTCTATTTCTTGTAAAACTTGTACACTTTTTCTTCTTAATGAATTGTTTGTTAATTTAAAAGCACCTGCCGCAAACGCAGAACCAAAAGCTGTACCAAAACCAAACCCTGCGGCTGTTGATATTGCTCCTCTACCTACGCTGTACTCATCTTGAATACCTGCTTTTATATTTGTAGTTTGTAATAAAGCATCTTGACCACCTGCTATAACAGCATTGATACCTCCTTCAGTTAAACCACCTTTAATTATGGCGTTACCCATTGCCGCTTTTTGTGCTTGTTTTGAAGTTTCTTTTAAGGCTTGTTCGTTAAGTTCACCTGCTATTTTATTTTTTAGCGTTACTCTTAATGCTTGTTTATAAGCTGTTTTAGCCGCTTGACCGCCGACACCTACTCCTATTAAGTTTACAGGGTCAGCTATCATAGCTCCACCATTGTCAACTAACCATGCACCAAAATTTCTATTTGGGTCATTCCAAAATGAAGGTAAGTTTTCATACGTTTGTGATATGTATGCAAATTCTTTTAATCTTTTATCATCATCTTCACCCATGACATTAGACATATCCATACCCATAGAAACTGTGTTGTTTGTTCTCCAAGACCTGTCAGTATAGAAATAATCTAATAAATCTGCATGAGACATTTTATTAAATTTCTTATTGTTTTCTCTGTATGAGTAATAACTTTTTAATGTATTATAAAAACCTTCTGTTTGTATTTCTTCTAAAGCACTATCTTCAGACGTAGCTATTTTAGGTATTGTATAATTTTTTTTAAAAACTGGTTCTTCAATAGCGTTCTTTTTTAATGTTTTAAATTCCATTATCTATTTCCACTTCTTATTCTTGGAGTTTCTTTTGGTCTATTAATTATATTTTCTATAGCTTGTTCAATAGTTTCAACAGGAACATTTAATTTTTCAGATATAGAAGCTATCATTTCATCTCCTTGCTCTTGTGGAATAAGTTGAAAAAATTCCAGATTAAATTTATTGTCAGGAATTATTGATGTAAGGGCTTGTTCAACTAAAGGCATTACTTTGCTTTCAGTAAGACTTTGATTAAGAGATTCCATAAAAGATGCTTGACCTCGACTTCTTTGAGAACCTTCTTTTAAAGTTGTTGTACTATCAGTTGGCTCATACTCAGGTATCTCTATGTCAATATTTGGAATTGCCTCTACAATAGCGTTAAATGTTTCATAGAAACCAGAAGCTCGTTTTGTTGCTTCATTAGCTTCATCTTTTAATTTTTCATCAGCCAACTTATTAGCTTCCGCTTCTTTAGCTTTTCTATCTTGTTCAATTAAATCTTCTTCTTGTTGGTCAAAAGTTTTTAAGTTAACTACGTCTTGTGCATCTTTATATTGACGTTCTATATCTTTAAGTTTTCTTTCCATGAATTTAGCTCTCTCTTCATTGCTAGGTTTTAATCTTTTTTTTCCATTAGCTTCAGCTTCTTCATAGTAATCTTTTTCAAAATCATATATCTCTACAATCAGATGTGCATTAACACTGTCTTGTGCTACTTTTAATAAATTTCCATCAGGGTTTGCGGCTATTACTGGTGCTAACACTTGTGCTAATTTATTTTCAATAGCTTGTGTTCCCATGACGTAAGATGTATTAACTAAATGTAGCTTTTTGTTATCATCTAATATTGAATTATCGTAAGCCTCATACAATTTAGCTTGATTTTCAGGAGCTATATTATTATCATTTATTAATTTTGCTATATCAGCTCTATCTTGAACTTGGTCGTCTCGTATCATAACTATTAAATTATTAAATACTTCAGGGTCGTTATCATAGTATGGATTAGCCGCCATTGTTTTTACAAACATTGTTAAAAGTTGCATATCTCCTTCTCTTCTAATAGCGTCTTTTAAATCTTGTTTTTCCATTTCATTTAATGGTCTAGTAGTTACATTTCCATTTTCATCTGTAACTTCAACTTTGTTTACAAGCATTTTAGTAGTAAGTGCTTTTATTCGGTCAGCAGTTTCACGTGTTTCTACTTGTCTATCATTATCAATTAAAGTTCTTCTTGTTCGTTCTAAATCTTTTTTAATAGCATTCATTTCATCAGATTTTCTTGATGCTAATGTGCCAATAGCAGAACCTTTTTTAGAATAACCTAGATTAGTATTTAAAAGAATATCTACTCTATCTAAATCATCTTCTGTTTTTGCATCAGCTATTAAAAATCTTACACTGTCTTTAAGTACATTCATTGTTTCTTCATTCGTGTACAGTAAGTTTGATTTGTTAGAACCATCACGACTTGGTAAAGGTATTTGCAATTTTTCTATAAAACTTGGTAATTTTGATTTTAATTCAGATGTTTGAATACCATCTAAAATTTTAATACCTTCTTCATTTTTCTTTTTAAGAGCTTGGTCTGCTCTGTTGTTAGCATCTTGTGTTACCGCAGTAGCTCTAAATTCATTAAAATTAGAAGTAAAACCTAACAAGGTTGATGTGTCCATTGATTTTGTATCAGGCATAAACTTTTTAAAGAACATATCAAGATTACTACTTTCATCTGTTATGTCATATTCACCATTGTTTTGTGCCGCTACAATATTGTTTTTAACTTCTTCAGCTTTAACTCTACCTGCATGATAATTAGTAGTAGCATCAATGTATTTGCCAGTTAACTCTGGGTGGTCTCCTTTGATAATCTCTGCTTGTATAGTTTCAAATGATTTACCATTGGCAACCATTTCATCTATCTTTGCAATAGCTCCATCTTTTTTTCTATCAATTCTCAACTCTTCAGCTTTACCAATTTGATACCCTGCGTTTTGTAATGATTTAGCTAGACCATCAACACTGCTACCACTTGATACATACCCTGCATTACCTGCACCATAATATTTATTTGTTCCTTGTCTTTGATATTTAGCCATTCTTTTTTGCCTCTTTTCTATCTAAATCTCGTTGATAACCACTATTAGCCGCACCTGCTATTTCTAGCATTAATCCAGTTCTTGATGGGTCTGTAGGTGGTTTTAAACTGTTATAAGTTTTTGCTTGATTAGCGAATGCTTCTGATTGTTGGTTTTGAAATAATTGAACGTCCTTGTCATAACCTCTAGTAATATCTATCCAATCTTCATCATATAAAGCACCAAGTGATTGTACAATTTTTGTATTGTTAGCATTACCTAAATTTACTTTTTGTGCAATCTCACCATCTCTTTTAGCTTTAGTTCTAATTTCTGATAATGCTTTTTCTCTATCAGCACTAACTTTCTCTTGGTCAATTTTATTAAGGTCATGTAAATATGCTTTATCTGCGTTTCTTCTAGTTGTCTCTTGGTCTCTTCTAATAGCTTTATTGTCAGCTTTCTTTTGTCTATGAGCTACAACTGCTCCTGCTACCTGAAGTGCCGCTTGAACATCACACATTAATTATTTACCTCTTTCATCATTAATAAAAATGGCATCTTACCGATACCAAAATCTCCTATTTTTGTTTTGGGTTCAAATCCTAAAAATTGTAACCACTTTAAACTTTTCCAATTTCTTTCATCTACAAAATTGTAGACGTACTCATAATCTTTACTCATTTCGGCTACCCATTTAGGACACTCTTTAATAAACTGTTTGACATGTTTAAATAAATCTTCACTAGATAGTAACCATACTACTCCGTAACCTTTTTCTTTTGATGGTACAGAACCAAACATACCAATTACACCTTCTGACTTTGTTCCAATAATAGAATAAATCTTTGCATTTTTTTGTGTAAATGGAATTACTAATGCTTCTAACGGAGTTGCTCCATTGGAAGCCATAATTTCTTGTCTATCACCTTTTCTAATTTTAGGTGCTAATTCTAAACTGTCTTCTAATTTTGCAGGACGTACATAATTTTCTTTCATTAAATCCTTCTTGCTCTATTGTGATAATAGCCTTCAACCTCTGCACCTGCGATATACATAGGCAAGTGAGATGAAGACTTAATATCTAAAGT